TCTCCTCTAGTGGCTCAAAGAAATCTTCCCGCAATCTCTTGGCGGACATAAAGTTCACATACTTGCGACGATCATAGATATCACCAAGATGGATGACATGCTTGATGTTATTAGCATCGATGTAATCAAAGAACCACTTCCAACACTTCTTTTGATAAGCCTGAAAGGCAGGATTATCGTTTCTGATACCAGCGTGAGTATCAGTAGGCATCGCAATCTTTACCATCGTCTAAACCATTCCCAAAAGTCTAAAAGTATATTCTTGGATACAGTATACACCAGAAAAATGATTTCGTCAATCCTCTCGGGTAGCCATTTTATACGTTTCAATCTCTGATTCCCTTAGCCATCCCAAAGTTGCCATCCGCTTCATGATCTTTTCTTTGTCTTGTGGATTGATAGGAACAGGTTCTACTATCTTATCGCAAAACCATTCTATGTTCTGGTCAATCTCCTTGACGAAATCATCTATATCCATTACCGCTGCCCCTTCTTATATCGAGGTGGTCGAACGGTACCCATCTCAACATCATATTCCATGATAGCTTTCTCACAGGCACGTTTGATGGATTCTAATCTCATACGATAGTTACCACGAACATGCACCCGTTCTTTCTTGTCATTTAGATTCGTTATTAGTGTCTGCACCTGGAACGGCACATCGAACTTCGTCTCTTCCTTCATCTTCATCTCCTACGAACTTCTCTAGTCCTTCTTTAGTCAGTTTTCTCTTTTCCTTCTTGGCAAGTTCTCTTGCCTCAAAGTTTTTGATGAACTCGTTTAGATTATCATACATCGTTGTGGAAATCAAGTGGTTGTCATCGCCGTCAACCATCAAATCCGCATCGTTGGTATATAACACGCTTTCTTGGAACTTCTTATACATTATATATCTATTCTTTTCCTCTTTAGAGATGCGTCTATGGAAAGCATAGTAAATAATTTGTGTGAAGTATGCGAAAGGATTTTGACTGATATCAGGATTGAAGTTGTCGAAGTATAGGAAGCAGTTCTCTAATGCGTCCGACTTCATTTCATCAATAAAGGAATAGTTCATGAACCTTGGCTTGCGTGCTAGATTCTCGGTAATCAACCATATACATTTGCCGCAGTATTCAGTGACACGTGGCTTTTCGAGCCCTGCCTCCTTAGCATCGGCGCATCTCTTTTTATAATCCAGAATGTCTTCCAGAAACTTTTGGTTATCTACATAATGATTTGTTTTCTTTTTTGTCAATTTTGATCTCCAAATCCGAAAGGACATCCAGACTTTCTTTTATCATTTCTGTGTAATAGCTTGTTTACTGCTTTCCAACCAGAATAGTAAGATGTCGAATGTCTAAACATATTATCATACTCAAATCTAGAAATCAAGTGATTTTTTACTTTCAGCCTTTTATCCGATAGAGGAATGATATGAACTAGAGGCTGACCAACAGGAACAGTGTATTCTGCGACCTCATTTGGAATCATTATATTGACATTAGTATATCCATTGAGTCTATAGTCCACGACTCCAGGAACAACTCTAAAGTTATAGTCTTCCATGGACCACATAGCACCATTGAAATGGAACTTGATGCCTTGTTTCTCACGGAAGATCCAAGGACTTGTTAGTTTTAGATGATAGAAGTTTCTGAAACCTTCGCCTAACTGAAAACGAGGATGCTCGGAAGGTTTATCTCCACTGGAATGCATATACTTGAAACCATTATCGACAGATATCTGAAGTCTTAGATCGCACCAGTTTTCGAGAATGGCGCCTCGCTTATATAACTCAATAAAGCCATAGCAGCTTTTCATTGTTAGTGATTTGCGAGGAGGTGAGAAGTATTTCCAATCGTATGACAATCGACCTGAATCTAGATTTTTCCACCAATCGGGCGCTGCCTTTGCCGCTGAAACAATAGGAGTCAACTCATAGATATGACCCATATAGGTAAAGCAGTCAAGATGTATCACCGGTGTTCGATGAAAAAAACTAAACATTTTTATCACTTTCTGTCATTTTAGGGGTTGACAAGGTTTTGAAACATGGGTATAATATGCTTTGCATTAACACCACTGCTATAGAAATTCAAACAAAATGCAGTAGTCGAGCGAAGCGAGACAGTTGCGAAGCAACTACTTAGCAGTAACACCTGGTTCCGTTAGCATTAGCAATTTGTCTATCTGCTTTTTAAGCACAGGTCCGCGGTCAGGCCACTTGATGATAGGCTGATCGGAATTCTTAGCAAGGTTCTGTAGAAGTGGAAGATAAATCTTGCGGACCGCTTCCAGTCTTTTCTTGAGGTCTGCTATTTCATCCGAAACAGGTGCTATCGCTTCCGCTACTATATCATCTTCATTTCCAAATGTAAAGCCGAAATCATCCACTAGGTCTGCGTCATCTAGTGTAAGATACTCGTTTGTATTAGCAGGCATTAGTGAAGTGTCCTCTTAGTTAAAATGTCTTGCAGATTTTCCACAAAAGATTCCTCTTCTGGTTCAGGAGCAGGTTCTTTCTTTACTGAAACTAAATCTGTTACATTCTCCCAATAGTATTTATTCATCGTCTCAGAGACGTTGCTAACGAGCAATACGTCCTCGGCATGAATGGTGAACTCTTGATGTTCACATATTCTAGGAAAGACCCATGGTAGAAACGATACCGAAAGATATCCTACATGGGTTGTATGTGAGTAATAGACTTTCAGAGGATTGTATAGCATATAAAGAATACCATCTTCATCCTCCATTTCTATCACATCGGCTATAATATCATCACCGTTGGTTAGTCTAACTAACTTAGCAATAGGGTAATCATCTTCCATCATCTCACCATGCTTATTTTATATATTTTGAATTTGAATTGTTCTTCGTTGTATGTCTTGATTCTTTCGAAGAAGTGTTTGAGAGTAAAGTTCTCTCTGGACTTCCAGCTAAAGTCGTCGGCAATATCATAGAGGGTGGCGGATTTCTTTGTGTCACTAACCCGAAGGCCTCTACCGATTGATTGTAGGTTACGAATCTTGGACTTGGAAGGAGATGCAAATATGACGTTATCGAGGGCCACGATATTAGTGCCAGTGCTAAGAACACCAACGGAGCCAACAATAATGGCAGATTGCTCGCTTTCAACGATTCTACGAATTTGTTCTCTGTCTTCGACATCTGTTCCTCCATGTATAAAGAAGACCTTTCGTCCTTCTTTGGCTTTTTCTTTTAGCATGTCATACAAAACCTTACCATGCTTATCAACATAGTTGAATAGCAAAAGCGTATTGCCTTCCAATGACAATGCTAGATTACAAACAAACTTGTTCCTATCCTTATTAGATACAATATAATCAATCTCGGATTTGTAGTCCGCAGATTTCATATACTTACATTCTTCCTCACTATACTTTAGCAACAGGCATTTGATTGTCAGTTCCGCCAGTTGCTTCTTCTTCATTAGTTCGGCAGAGGTTGTTGCTTTGTAAATCTGACCGAACAAACCAATCAACTGCCATTCATGCGTCTTGGAACCTGATAGTGTTCCTGTAACACCAACTCTGTATTGTGCTTTAGTGCATTTGCTAACAATCTCTGTTAGAGACTTTGCTTGCGCCTGATGAACTTCGTCACAGATAACATAATCAAACTGTTCGAAATATTCTTTAGGCATTCTTTGAAGTGATTGCCATGTGGATATGACAATAGGCTTTTTAGAAACTTTGTCCTTGCCTGAATAGACACGATGACAATACTTCTCCATGTCTTTACCATTCTTTACAGAATAGTCGTCAAAGTCAGAATACATCTGTTCTACAAGAGCCGATCTAGGAACGATTAGTAGTCCTCGCTTACCTTGCTTAAGGAGATAATTACATAGAAGATATAGCAAGAGAGACTTGCCGCTACCAGTAGGAGAAAGAACAATTCTACGTTTGGATCGTATGACATGAACGAATGATAAAATTTGATAATCTCTGGGATAATGCTTAGGATTGAGTCCATCAATATATTCCTTTGCCTCTTCTACTGAAAAGGAGTTGTCTAGGTCTTCGTCTTTATACTCATAGGTATAACCACGGTCTGTTGCCCACTTGATTACCTGTGGTGCTAGACCACGATAGATTTGTCTGGATTGTGGATTGAACATTCTTAGATATCCATCCCATAGTCTTTGTCTATAAGATGGAATAAACTGAAAGCCAGGTGGACGAAACGAAAAAGCGTCTCTAAGTTCCCATGCGACCGATTCGTCACATTGGATCTTGATATAAGATTCGTCGTGGTTGTAGATTATCAAATGAGTCATTATTTACCGGATGTGAGTTGTAGATACTTTACATAGTTTCCGAGATCCCACGTTCTGGAGTGTAGCGACTTTAGAACATTCTCGCAGTATGCCACAATTTCTTCGTGTGCGATCTTCTTGAGCAACAGTTTATTTAGTTCTCTGTCAGTCTCAAGTTTTCTGGCAACCTGTGGGTTAGTGAGAACATGCTGACACGGCTCCCAACCATATTCATCAAGGTCTTCTTTAGCCATATGGCCCTGATAGTATTCCTCACGAAGGCCTTTCATGATCTTGTAGTCGGCTTCCATCTTTCTTGCCAAATGTCTATGGTGAGACATAACATTTAGATATTTACCGTGTAGGTGAGAAATCTTTAGAAGTTCTTTTTCCATAGATGTGGAATCGATGACGGAATCATTCGACCATTCCTTCATCAGGATATCAATAGTTACCGGTGCTTTCATAATAAACTCCTATTCACAATCACATTATAACACATCATCTATGGAAAGTCAAAGTCTTTCTATTTCAAATCTATCGTAACGGAATGTGATATCACAGGTAGGAATGGTATCAGCGTCCACTTTGGTGTCGAAGTTGATTCCACTTAGAGCGGTAGGATGACAATTGAGAAACTTGATACGCATATTAGGATTATTTGCGTTCGTATTGATAGTTAGATAGCCGTCAAAGTATAGATTTGTAGCAGGTCTTTTAATGGTTTGACGAAGATACTCCTCATACTCTTTTGGACGAGTTAGTCCTTTGAGCCACTTATATGTTTCTTCCCAAAGACGTAAGTCCTCGTCAATTAATGCTGTAAGAGTTAGACCTTCATATACGAGTTTATCACCATGTCTATATGTAGCGGCAAAAGGAGTTGGAACCATAACTTCTGTAGTGCTAATGCCAGGTAGAGTTACTGTCTGGCAGAAATACTTTAGAAATGGCATATCTGGAATAATGAAAGTATACTTCGTCGTTTGCAGCAACGATGTATTTTCAGGTGTGTTCTTTGTATATTCTTCGAATGCCATGGCAGTCCTCCACTATTATTTAGTAGACATAAAAAAAGCGGGGCCGAAGCCCCGCTCTTAGTTTAATCGCATCTAACTCTTAGGAAAGATTGCGAACACGGAAGATGCGGTAATAGATGTTAGCCTGGTTAGCTGTGTTTCTATCGCCGACAACACCGTCACCAGCTGCGGTAGCAAATGGGTTTGCAACCATGCCGTAACGGGTCTTGAAGCCAATCTTTGGCTGGAAGCTATCCTGACCGACAGCACGAACCATCTGTAGTGGAACGTATGGGCAGTAGAATAGACCAGCGTCATAAGGAGATGTTCCCTTATAACCAACGGTTACAAGTTCGTCACCGTTAGCAGAACCACCGAAGTAAGGATCGATGTAAACCTTGATGCGGCCGCCGTGTAGAGTACCAGCAAAGGTATTGCCAGTATCGTCAACGGTTAGGTCGGCAGATAGAGCAGGTGTATAAGAAAGAACACCAGCCATAGCCATAGCAGAAGCAATGTCAGAAGAAACG